CGGCGCCGACGCCCGCGGTCACGCGAACCCCCCGAGGAACGTCCGCCACGCCTCGGCCATGTCGGCCCCGACGCGCTCGGCGGCCGGGGTCACGGCCGGACGGGCGGCCATGTAGCGGGTGCCGTACTCAAGGTATGGGCCGTACTCGACGCCGCTGAACCACGAGCCCTCGGCGCCCTCCGGCGTCTCGTGGCTTTCGTGCTGCCACGAGTTGAGGTAGTTGCCCGTGTCCACGGCCTTGACGTCGATGATGTTGAGCTTGGTCAGGGCCTCGCCGTCGGCGACCGTTTTGCCGACGATCGCGACCGCGCCCTGCTTGAGCTTGGCGGCGAAACGGGGGAGCTCGTTGTGCACCACCCGGACCCGGACGTGCTGGCCCGCCATCACAGGAGCTCTGTGACGAACGCCCGACGGCTGATTTCGTAGGTCCGGGGCGCGAACACGAGTTGCACCTCGACCGGGCGCGTCTCGGTGACCACGCCCGTCTCGGGGTCGAGGTGGTAGACGACAACCTGATCCTTGGCCGTCAGCGGCGTCCGCGCCGGGATCGTCAGCACGAGCATGTTCTCAAGGCTCAGCCGCCCCGCGAGCGGCGCCTCCCGGCCCGACATCGGCGACAGGCGGGCCGGAACAGTGGCGATCAGGATCGTGTCGTCGGTCCACCCGCCTGATCCGTCCTCGACCGGGGCGACCTCGTAGACCTCGGCCTCGTCCTGTAGCGATAGCTCAAGGGTCGATCGGTACTCCAAGAGGTCCGCGGCGCTCAGCACAGGACGCCCGCTACGCCCCGTCCGGGGCCTTGGCGCCCTTGGGTGCCGCCTTGGCCTCGCCCGGGGCGCTGAGGGCGCCCGTGGGGTGCGCGGCGGCGTTCTCGGCGGCGACGGTCGCGAGGCGCGTGGCCTCGGCCGCCTCGTCGGCGTCGGTGGCGAGGGTCTGCGGGTTGTCGAGCTCGCCCGCCAGCGCGTTGTCGGCGCTCAGGTTGGCGGCCGCCCGGTAGGCCGATCCGTCGGCGTTGCTGATGACCGTCGCGTCCGGGTACAGCCGCCGGGCGTCCTCGATGGCCACGCCGAACCGCTCGCCCGACGCCCGCTCGATGATGACTTGCTGGCCCATGGGTCGGCTCCTCAGTTGGTCAGGTCGCTATCGCCGAACTCATCGAGCGCGGCGGGTGCCCGTGTCTGTCCACGATAGACGACGTAGGGGTGCCGCGGCGAGAGGCCGATGCTGAGCGCCCCGGTCCGCGCGCCAGCGACGCCGACGCCCACCCGGGACGCGTAATACTCGATCATCGCCTTGGCGTGGTCGAACGCCTGCGACTTGCTGAACGACTGGCCATCGGTCGTGAAATCTATCCCGCTCGCGAGCTTGGCCATCTTCCATCGCCAGCCCTCGGCCGCGGCGGCGTTGAGGTCGTATGTCGGCTGCCACACGAGGGCCCCGGTGTAGAGGGTCCACGTGACGGCGCCGTCGGCTACGGTGCCCGATCCGGGCCACGCGGGCTCGGTGTTGCCGCCGAGGCCGCCGACGCTGGCCACCCACGCCTGCCCGGTGCGCGAGCTCCCGACGACGCGATCGCCGACCACCCGGGTCGCCCCGGCCGCCCACGCGGTGTCGGACGCCCGGACGCGCCCCGTCGAGTCGGCGCGCTGGCCGATGACGAGGAGCGCGTCGATGTCGCCCTCGGACAGGGTCGGGTCGGATGTCTTGGCGACCATCCGCTCAAGCTGCGTCCGGGCCGCGGCCTCATTCATCGTCGGTCCTCATGGCGTCTCCGGGGTGGGCGGCCAGCATGCGACGTACCCACCCCGGGCCGCCATACCTACTCGGGCTCGTTGCCCGTCGCGACCGCCTCGGTCGTGGCTTCGGCCTCGGCCTTGGCGTCCTCGTCCGTCTCCGGCGTCGCCGCCCCGGACGTCACGCCCGCGACCGTGTAGGCCGCGTTCGGGGTCGGGTCCGGCACGGTGCCGTGGTAGCCCCGCTCGGTGTCGATGTCCATGAGCTCTTGGGGCGTCGCCGCCTTGTCGCTCTTGGCTCCTCGTCGCGCCATTGTCGTGATCCTCCTGTGCGTCGCCCGGTCGGGCGGCTTACCGCGAGGGTAGCGCGCCCGACCTTGCAAACGCGCTACTAGGACCCGCCGGTCCGGCCGAACGTGAGCCGGGCGAGGAACTCGGGACCCGCCAGCCCGGTTGCGCCGACGTGCAGAGACGTGACCTCGATCACGTCCCCGGCCGCCACGACGAGGTCCGCCGCGGTCGCCGACAGGGTGAGCGAGGTGGCATCCTCGATCGGGGCGTTGACGCCCGACACGAACGCCTTGGACGCCATGAGCGTCGTGCCCGCTCCGGCCTGCCCCCGGTTGTGCACCTGAACGGTGCGCGACTCGGTGTTGGCCCCGGTGAGCGTGGCCGCGGGGATGATTTCGGCCGCGGACAGGACGCCCGCGAACGGTGCGACGACGTAGTTGCCCGCGTCGTCGGCGGCGGCCGCGGCGGCGGCGACCGGGATCGAGACGACGGCGCTGAACGGTGCGGCTTCTCCGGCCATGTTGCTAGCCTCCTGTTTGGGCGGTGAGGTGACGCGAGGCCCGGGCCATCAATCCCGGGCCTCGCTGGTGATCGGTTCCGTCAGGCCCGCGGGCTAGACGTTCGGGCTCCGCATGACGCCGAACGGGTAGCGGCTCGCCTCGACCGGCTGATCCCGGTTGATGACGTTGGCCACTTGCCACGCGAACCGGGCCACGACGCGCAGCGCGACCATGTCCTGCTGCGCGAGGTTGTAGATGATCGCGCCCGACTGATCTTGGATCACGGCCTGATCGAGCACCTTGTAGGTGATGTCCTGCCGGACCCCGAGGATCGCCTCGGACGCGTCGCCCACGATGAGCTCGGCGTCGCTGTCGCCCGTGGCGGGCCACAGGCCCCGCATGGGGTACAGGATGTCCACGCCGTAGGCCGAGGTCGGGGTGACCTCATCGAGCTTGACGCCCGTGCTGTCGCGGGCGCCGCGGAGCCGTCCCTTGTAGGCCCGGTTCGCGAGCGCCATGGACACGTCGTAGCCGTCGGCCTCGACAAGCCCGAACAGGTTGGAAATGTCCTGCGCGATCCCGCCCGCGGCGGCGTTGTTGGTGCCCCGGAAATACTCGTTTCCGGCCGAGGTCGCCGCGGTGACGATGTCGGTCGGCCACGATGCGGGCTTGTTGACCCCGAAGAACACCGCGGCGTCGAGGGTCCGGCCGATGGCCTCCTCAAGCAACGGCTTGATCGAGCCCCACACGTCAAACGACGCGTCATCGAGCACGGCCTCGGGGATCGGGACGATTGCGGCGATTTCCTCGGCGTCGAGGTACTTGTTGGTCCACGCGGCCTCGGTGGTCTGCTTGAGGCCGGTGTCGCCGTTGACGAAATAGGCGACGGGGAGGGCGCTGATGACCGGGATGCGTTGCTGCGCCCGACTCATCGGCACGTGGCGAAACGCGGTCAGGGCGGCCGACTGGCCGATCGCGCCGAGCATGATCGTCGCCGCGACGTCCTCGGGGATCGTCGCCTGTGCGTCGGTCCGGCTGATGATGCTGTCGTACGGCATGTCGGGGGCCTCCTGACCCTACTGGCCCCCGAACGCCCGGGAGCCCCTAGCTGTTGCTCCTGACCTTTGTGCCTCGTGCTGCGCGGATCAGGTCGTTCATATTCTCGCCGCCGGTCCCACCGGCACCTCGCCCCGCTCCCGCGTCGGCCGATCCGTTTCCGGGCCGTCCGAGGAGGTACGGGCGCGATTGCAGGAGCTCACGCAACAGGGGCTCGACGTTCTCCGGCACGCCCGACTTGTCGAGCTTGACGGATGCCTGATCGAGGAGCCGGAACGCGTCCTCGGGGTTTGCAAACCCGAGCTTGGTCGCTTCGGCTTCGACCCGGACCTTGAGCCGTTCCACCTGTAGCGCCTGACGCTCGGCCTCACGCTCTTTCTCGACCTCGGCCAATCGTGTCTGAGCCCGCTGGAGCTCGGTCATTTCGGCCTGTTGTCGAGTGCGTTCGGCCTCCTCGGCTAGTCGGACTCGCTCCCGGTAGCCCGCGTTCTCCCTACGGAGCTCGCGCGCCTCGCGGAGCGTCATCGGCTGATCGAGGTCGTCGTCGCCTGTCGGTGCGCCCGCACCGCCCGCCGGGGGCGCTGCATTGGGCGGCCCACCCGCCGGGGGTGACGCTGGCGGGCCCGCCGGGGGCGCCGCTGCGTTGCCGTCGCTGTCGGGCATGATGCTGGCCTCCTGTTCCGAATGTCAAGCGCGAACGCGCCGGACACCGCCAGTCTAGCGGGTACCGGCTCGCGCGAGTAGCTCCTCGATGGGGTCGAGGTCGGGCTTCTCGGGGTCCTGAACGAACTGCAACCCGTGGTCGCCCGGGTGCGGCTGGCGGTGGTCGAACCGGCTGGCGAGGATGTCGGCCGGGATCGCGTCGAATGCCTCGCACGAGGGCGGCCAGTCCTCGCCCTCGGGTTGGAACCGACGGCACGACACGCACATAGGCGCGACCTCGTGACCGCTCACCCGGGCACCTTGTCGATCGCCTCTAGGATCGCGGCGAGCTTGTGAACGTAGGGCTTCCATTGCTCCCTCGGCTGATGCTGGTAGGCGGCGAACGCCTCGGCGACCCGCTCAAACTCGGACTTGCGAGCATAGGTGCTCACGACGCCGCCTGTCTGCCGGGTGGTCCGCACCCACGAGGCCCACGCGTAGGCGACCGTCTCGCCGTATTGCAGGGCGCCCGGATCGAGCCGCTTGGCCGGGTCGTACACCCGGCCGGAGCCGTCCATGGCCCGATAGTCGCGGAGCAACGAGTAGTGCAGCGCGTGGCCGAACTCGTGCGTGGTGATCGAGGCGTCGATCGCCTCCTCGCGGACGCTCGGGTGGAACGACGATTTGATGTCGCGACGCAGGCTCGTCCGAGCCCGAGCGCCGGGCGCCATCGTGTCGGGCAGGGTCGAGAACGGGTTGGGGGCCCGGTTCGTGTAGTGGTAGTTGTTCCACTCGATCAGGGTGTCGTTGGCGTGCGCGTAGAGGTCGCCCTGACGGAGGTCGATCATGTTGACCTTGTTGAGCCGCTTGACGGCGTAGGGGTAGCGCGTCGCGAGTCGGTCGAGCTCGCGGAGGTTGTCGTTGAGGATGGCCATGTCGATTTGCTCGGTGACGGTGCGCGTCTCGGTCCGTGACTTGTACCGATTGGTCACCGGGTCGAGCTCGCTATGGGTCTGAGTAAACCGATGATCGTGCGACTCGATCCGGCCCTCGGTCAGGGTGGGGAAACGGGCCCGGAGCCACGCCTCGGCCTCAGCCGTCGTCGTGAACCCCTCGGGCGGGAACATCGCCGACGGCGCGACCGGGGCGATCGGCGCCGGGGTCGGGCGGACGAACCGGGTGCCGGGGAGCTCGGTGATCCCGTTTTGCAGCATCAGGTCGCGGACCGGGATTTGGCGCGGCGTCGGGCCCCACACCGGATGATCGGTCGTTGTCCACATGGAACGGATGCCGACGCCCTGATCGAACAGGCGCAGCCGGGCGGGCCCGAGGATGCGTAGCTGCTCAGCCCGGCTGAGGGCCTCAAACCGGGTGACCCCCGGGACCATGTTGCCGACGTCCCGGCCGACGTCGGGGATGCCCTTGTACCGCGGATCGTCGGGCCCGTCGCCGAGGATTTCGCCCCACGACTTTGTCTGAGGCACCATCGCGCACCGGCAGTTGGGATGCGAGGTGAGCACCTCGTTGACGGTGTGCAGCGTCCCGTGCTGGCCCCAACAGTAGCCGCACGTCCGGGTGTCGAGGATCGAGGCCCACCGCCAGCCGTCGAGCGACTTGGCGTTGTCCTGATACCCCTGCCGGGTGCCCTCGCGGAGGGCCCGGAGCATTTCGGTCCGGGCGATCGTCCGCGCCCGGGTCAGGGCCAGCCCGGCCGCCTGTTGGGTGATGAGCGAGGCCACCCGGTTCGGGTTGCGGCCGAGGAGGAGCCCGTCGGTGAGCTCCCGTCGGGCCATGTCGCCGATTTGCCCCGGGAGCGTGTCGAGGAGGTGGCCCACGGGCCCGCGCAGCGCCCCTGCAAGGGCCTCAAGCGATCGCTTCGGGGGTTGGGCCCACCAGTCCGGTTGCCCGACTCTCGGGACGTCCACGCCGCCCGTCCGGGGAGCTCGCTCGGCCCCGACGTCGCGGAGGAAATCGTAGGCCGCATCGACCCCCTTGGCCGGGGCGCCCATCCCGGGCCCCATCGCGATGCGCGAGTACCGGGTCATTTCGGTGGCGATCGTCCGCTGTAGGGCGACGTACCGCTCCTGCCGCATGAGCCACGAGGGCCCGAGCACCTCGCCCCGGGCCTGTGCCGTCTCGATGAGGGCGGTGACCTTGCCGAGCTCCGGCTTGATGGCGGCCCACGCCTTGCTGTAGGCCCGCTCGACCTCGCGGGCCGCGAGCTTGTCGTTGCGGGCGATCGCGTCGCGGAATGAGGCCAGCGCGTCGTCAAGGTCGGACACGCCGCCAGTCTAGCGCGGGGGCTTGGCTCGCTTGAGTCGATCGAGCTTTGTGCTTCCGCCCGCCGAGTGGTGGCGCTTGCACATCGTCCAGCCGTGGGCGGCCGGGCGATCGCACCCGGGGAACCGGCACAGGCGCGGGGTGCTCATGCCTCAAGCCTCCCCTTGCACACGGGCCCGATCCCGGCCTCGATGCTGACCTCGTCGGTGAGCCGTCGGCCGCACACGACACAGAACCCGTACAGCTTGCCGAACGCCGCGGCCTCCTCGACCGTCAGGGGCCGGGCCTCGGCGAGGAGCCGGATGGCGCCCGGGACGTACTCCCACGTCCCGCGACCGCTGAGGGCCGAGCCACTCAGGTCGAGGCGCTTGGCGTAGAGGCCGGTGCCGCTGAGGTTCCGCTGCACCTTGTAGACGACGTCGGCGAGCACGTACCAACCCTCGGTGACCTCGACCCGCGGGGCCGCGATCGTCGGGGCCTTGGCGACGCGCTCGGCGGCCCATGCCTCGTCGCGGGCCTTGCCCTTGAGGAGCGCCTCGACCTGTGCCGGGCTGAGCCGGAGGTACTTGGTGCCCCACGAGTCGCGGGCCCGGATGTCGAGGGGCAGGCCCCACCGGCCGGTGTAGTCGCGGACGTAGGCGAGGGCCTCGGCGTGGCGGGCCTTGGCGACCGGGTCGGCCTCGCCGCCACCGGAGCCGCCGTGGCGCTCGACCTCGATCGGGTCGGGGGCCTGCTGGCCGAGGTGCTCGGCCCACATGGCCTCCCACGCGGCGAGCCCGGCCGACGTCGCAACGTCGAACCGGGTGGCGCCGTCGGGGCCGAGCTTGGTGACGGATCGGCGGGTCGCGACCTTGGCGGTCACGAGGGCCGCCCGTCGCTGTCGAACGTGATCCCCGCGGCCTTGATGGCCTTGACGAGGCAAGGGCTCGACTCGATGCCGTTGACGATGGCCCAGCATCCGTCCTCGCGGGCCTTCTCGGTGTAGGGCTCGCACCCGAACCATGCAGCGGCCTCGGTGTCGAGGTCGATGATGGCCGCGACGAGGTCGGTGCCGCCGCAATGGGTGACGCGATCGGGATAGCGGCGCGACGCCTTGCGGATGTCGCTGCATCCGCCGACGTGCGCCTCAAAATCGCCGCGCTCGTTGGTGAGGAGGGTGATCGTGGTCGGTGCGGGGGTGCGGTCGGTGTTGTTCATGCACGTACCGTACCCCCGTCGGGTTGCGTTGTCAACCCCCTGTGTTGCCCTCCTGCACCACGAGCTCAACGTGACCCGGGGCGACGGGTCCGTAGTGATCCGGGTAGCCGTCGAACCTCACGGCGTGCCAGCCGTCGAGGTCGCCCTTGGTGGGCGGGAGCACCGTGCCCTCGGCGCCCGGATCGACCTTGGCGGTGAACCGATCACGCCATCCGCTTTCGGACACGAGCCCGAGCGTTGCCAGCGCCCGGACCCGATCGCCCGCCTTGAGGGCGGTCATCGGTACGGCTCGCGGTACTGCGCCGGGCGGGCGAGGCGATCCTCGGCGACCCGGGCCTGTAGGTTCTCCCAACACGGGTTGCAGTTGCCGCACTCGTCTCCGGGGGGATCGTCCTCGTCAAAGATTGGCTCCGGCTGGTGGTCGTCGGTGTGGTGCTGGCACCGCTGACAAGCGAACTGTTCCATGCTT